CTCTATGAAAAACATATTTACCTTTACCCTTAAACTTTTCAAATAATTTATTTGCACCTAACAAAGAAGACTCCACCCATTCATCGGGTAATTCATTTAGTATTCTTTCATTTGTTTCATCTATATCAAAAAGTTTGGAATATTTTTTTACATTATTAGGTGTTATATCATTACTTGTTATACTTCTGTTTAAACCAAATGCTATTGCAGCATATAAACATTGTGCAGATTCAGTTAGTGTAGTTGCCTCTGCACCACCACCAGAACCTTTATTGCTTTTTAATTTATAGATTATTCTAACAGTTCTCATGTCAAAGGTGACAATTTCAGATCCACCAAATCCACCAACTTTCCTAGTTAATTCACCATAAGTTATCCTTTTTGAGGATAAAAGATTTTCAACTTTTTCTCTATCAACTGCTCTGTCATCACTTTCAATTCGATACTCTAAGATTCCAGCTGTATCTTTAACATTAATAATGTTTGCGTTAAGAAGAACTGGTTCTATTAAAGGTAGTATCTCTTTTGATGTGACTAGGTTAGCCATCCTTTTGTTTTTTGAAATATTTATTTAATACTTCTATCTGATCATGATATCTAGCAATCTTATCAAGTTCTTGCTCAACTGCTTCCATCACATCTGAGTGTTCACCAATACCTGCAGGATTGTTCAGATAGACCTCTACATTTGCTTTATACTTTTCAATGTCACCTCTTGCATGTGCCAGTAAAGCATTAATCATTTGATCTCTTAATTGAGTCATCGGTCTCCCTCTTTGCGGTTTTCTGATTGGTAAACATTAAATTCACCACCAGGATATCTCTTCTTTAATTTATCTACATTACCTGCTACGACTTCTTCAATTGTAATATCTAATGCTTTGCATGCTTGCATTACGTACCAGAGAACGTCACCCAACTCAATAATAAGATGCTCTCGATTGTCATCTGTCCAAGGTTTACCTTGGAAAACCATCTTCTTAACGATCTCCATAAACTCACCACCTTCAGCAGAGATGCCAACAGCAGCAGTAAGAAGCCTGTGAATATTGGAACCTTCTCCGTCAAGATATTTAAGACTCTCAAGGAAAGATTGATAATCCTTACTGGAATCGGATGTGACACCATCCACGAATATAGCGTACTTATCAAAGTCAATTTTTTTAGTCATTGGTATCAGCTTTTATTTTATGTTCAGTTAATTTTTCAATCACAAGAGTAATGAAATCATCAAATACATCAGGTTTAAGAGGCACATCAGTTATATCTAAAGTTTCTTTAATAGAAGTTTCAATCTCGTCAAGTGTCATATCACCACCTCTAATGATATAACGATCAAAGCATTTGATTTTATTTTTTCTAGATTGACTCATTAGAATTTAAACTCTGCGAATGATTTTTTAGGTTTCTGCTTAAAGTCATTATACTCCTCTTCTTGTCCACTGTCAAGAATATCATCTTGTGCTTTTTGTTCACAATCATATAATCTCATCTTGGCACGATCAACTCCAATCACAAATCTCTTGTAAATTGTTGGATCATTATATCTATTCTTTAATTGTTTTACCATTATCTGATTAAGTCCTTCCAACTCCTCAGTAGAAATAAGAGCAAACATAAGGTCAGCAGTTGCAGGAAGACCAAAGGATTCGGACGTATCTGTAAGATCGACATCACTACTACCATAACCACTACGGGTAGTTTGCGTAGCGGAAATGATTGGAACATTTGCTTCAACCGCAAGACCCCGTAGTTCTTCTGCAATCGCCTTGATATACGAGTAAGAGTTAACATTGCCTAATTTTGAATAACGACTAGATGCACATATGTTGAGATAGTCAACAAATATGATATCAGGTTTAAATGATTTCTTTAATGATAATTCGTTCAGTAAAGATTTAAAATGACCTGAGTGTGCAGATGCAGTTGGATACTCTTTGATAATCAGAGTTCCCTGTGTTTTCTTTGCGATACTATTTACCTTCTTATCAAACATTGGTTTAGGTAAATCAGTAATACTTTGAATAGAAACGTTTAAAAGATTAGCATCAATTCTTTCTGCAATCTTCTCCTCAGCCATTTCAAGCGTGATGTATAATACGTTCTTGCCTTGGAGTAACACACTACTTGCGACATGACACATAAACAAAGACTTACCAACACCAGTGCCAGCGAGAGCAATATTGAGTGTTTTATTTGGAACCCCACCCTTCGTAATCTTATTAAAAAAGTCGAGGTCGAATTGAATTCTTTCTTCTTTTCTGTGATATAAGTCATATCTTTCTTCGTAGTCCTCTAAGTAATCGTGTCCTACATGATTGTCAAATGATACTGCAAGTGCCTCTGACAAAATAGATGGGATTGCATCTTTGTTTTTCTTTTTTTCATCACCATCTGCAAGTTGAATTGATTCCATAAGTGCAAGATAGATTGCACGATCACGACACCACTTCTCAGTAGTATCCATTAACCATTGATAATCAACTGGTGTATTAGTTAGGAAACCGTTAAGTTCATGTATTTCTTTTGCTTCAGTTTCTGTTAAATCTGTGCGATTATCAATCTCAATATTTAATGCTTCTATCGTTATTGTAGAACCATACTTAACAATAAAATCAGAGATCTGTTCGTACACGACTCTCTCTGATTTGTTCTCAAAATAATCTGTCTTTATAAACGGAATAACTTTACGAGAATACTCTTCATTAAATATTAAATTTTGAAGAATAGTAGTCTCAATCCGTTCCATAAGAAAAATGCTTTTGTGCTATTGTATCAAGTTCTTTCATTATATCATCTGTAAAGTAATCTGTGGGATTCTTTAATATTTCTTTAGCATATATTTTTTTACCATTCATTTCATATCTACCAGCGACATTCTTCCACATACCACCAAGTTCTCCTAATTCAAGAAGACCATAGTATCTATCAAGTCCTCTCTCATCATAGTAGAGTCTTATTTCGACTTGTTTGTTTTCTCTGCTGAGTCTGGATTTAGCCGTCTTAGCTTTAATAATGTTTCCAACAACTTCTGTCTTATCCTTTTCCTTTTTTTTGCTGAGATAAATGATTGTAGATGCGGCGTACTTGAGGCCACTGCCGCCTCCCATTTCTTTAGTAGGGACGTAAGAACCGATAACATCGTAGGTATGATTTGTAACTATAAGGGGAATATTTGCTTGACCAAGTTTTAAGGTAAGCATACGAAACGCACCTTTGACAAGTTGAGATTTGGTCATGTCTCTAACTTGTTTATCATTCAATGCATCAGTAATCTCTTTCTCTGTGGAAAGCATACCCAAAGAATCTAATACAAACATGCAAGGTTTGCGATTCTCTTCTTCTGTTTTCAAGTATATATCAACTGCCTTAAGTGCCTTACTACGAAACTCTTCTATTGTAACGACATTGACAACAACAAGTCTGCTTTGATCAATTCCACGAGATGAAAGTAATCCCTTGGTGATTGCTGCCTCAGTATCAAAATAGAGGCAATACCCATCAGGGTTAGTATCCAAAAAGTTTTTGACGATAGCAAGAGAGAAATAAGTTTTTCCAGTGCTAGTCTCGCCAGCAATAGCAGTGATTTTATTAGTAGACACACCACCATAAATGGAACCACTAACCAGTCCGTTAAAGATGTACGATCCTGTGTCGATGAATGTTTCTGTTTCATCTATATCTGCTGCTATTTGAGTGTACTCGTCACCAATCTCTTTAACTATTTCTTTAAGAAAATCCATTATTTTTTATTTTATGATAAACTTCAACGTAAGATTCACACCTTGGGCATGATAAGTTCGTAACTATATCATACTCTCTTTCTCCAGAATCGTCAAGGTCACAATCTTCAAGATCATGATCTCCACCCCAGATTAATTCTGCATCACAATGCCAACACTTCATTCAGCAATATCCTCTAATTTGTATAATGAAATAAATTCAATATCGTTATTTTTCCAAACTTTATGATCTTCCATACGATCTACAATTGCGATAACACGATTAACAACGTATCCTGCATTTCTTAATACATTCACTGCTTTAATCGCACTACTACCAGTTGTAGTTACATCTTCCAAAACAGTAACAACTGAACCCTTCGGTGGTTTGTTACCTTCAATCACTTCCTTTGTACCATGTCCTTTTGGATTTCTTCTGACTATGAGAGCATCAATATGTTTACCAGAATAATATGCTTTCTGAGCAATACCACATACAAGAGGATCAGCTCCAAGTGTAAGACCACCTACTGCTACAGCATCTTTCTCAACATGTTCTATCATCAGATGTGATAGAAGTGCATTACCCTCACAAGATAATGTAACTGGTTTACAATTAATATAATGTTCTGATTCTTTACCAGAGGATAAAGTAAATTTACCTTTCTTATATGCTCTCTCCTTTAATAGGTGAAGCAATGTTTTTCTATGTGTTTCCATCAGATTCCTAATAGTTTACGTTGTCTTTCAAAATAACCTTTGAGTATCCATGAACTGCTGTTCATTTTATCATCACCACCTATACCAAATTCAAACTGAACTCGTGGATCTT